GCATTCCAAAGAGCTTGAGGACATTGGCGGCACCGGCTCCACCTTTGCGGCGCTCTCCGCAGACGTGGGCACGAAGCACGGCCTCTCGCCTTCGTGCGTGGTCTACGACGAGCTGGGGCAAGCCCCGTCGCGTGAACTGTTCGACGTGCTCGATACCGCCATGGGCGCGCGGGCCGAGCCGCTGATCCTTGTCATCTCGACACAGGCCGCGAGCGAGACGGCCCCAATGAGCGAGCTTGTGGACTATGGGCTTCGCGTGCAGCGCGGCGAGGTTAAGGACGCGAGCTTTCACTTGACGCTCTACACCGCGCCGGAAGACGCGGACCCATGGGACGAAAAAACTTGGCGGCTCGCCAATCCGGCGCTTGGCGACTTTCGATCCATCGAAGACGTGCGGCGGCTCGCGGCGCAGGCGCAGCGCATGCCGAGCCGCGAAGCGAGCTTCCGGAACCTGATACTAAACCAACGAATCGATGCGACGGCGGGATTTATGTCGCGCGCGGTGTGGACCGCATGCGCGGGCGCGGTCGATCTCGAGGCGCTAAAGGGGCGGCCGTGTTTCGCGGGCCTGGACCTTGGCGCGACGCGCGACTTGACCGCTCTGGTTCTTGCCTTCGCCGATGAAGACGGCGGCTTCGATGTGGTGCCGTTTTTCTTCCTGCCCGGCGACGGCCTGCGCGACCGTGAGGATCAGGACCGCGTGCCCTATTGCGCGTGGCGCGATGCCGGGCACCTGATCGCGCTCCCCGGCAAGACGACCGATCCGCGCGCGGTCGCGGCGAAGATCGCAGAGCTGCATGGTCGCTTTGCCATCAAGGCGCTCGCCTTTGACCGCTGGCGCATCGAAGACCTCCGGCGCGAGCTGGACGCTCTCGGCTGCGACGTGGCCCTAGTGGCGCACGGGCAGGGATTTAGGGACATGAGCCCGGCAATCGACGTGCTGGAACGCCTCGCGGTCGAAGGACAGATGCGGCACGGCATGCACCCGGTTCTGACATGGTGCATGGCCAATGCGCGCGTGACCGCAGACCCGGCGGGCAATCGGAAGCTCGACAAGGGCAAGAGTACGGGCCGTATTGACGGGGCCGTCGCGCTCGCGATGGCGCTGCATTGCGCTGCCCGGCATGCGCCGGAGGCACCATGGGAGCCGGTCGCGATGTGGGTATAAGTCCCGGCCTAAACCTCGAAAGGTGTAGTCAGCGCTCTCGTTTACACGGGAATACTTGCTTGAGCGCCAAAAGAATCACTCCCGGGGAAGCTTGAGACAGATCTTCTGGGTGGTCGTTTGCATAGTTCTGAAAAATCATTATCATTTGTCCGTATTGTAACTCGATACCAGGACAATAAAGTCTATTATACTTATTTATTTGTGTGTACAAATAATGCGTTTCAATAACACCCATAAAATAGCTTACGCACTGTAATTTCTTTGCCTCATTTTTATCATCTTTGCAAATACTATACAAATCGTACGCCCAATTAGGGTTTGGCATGCTAGATACTGATAAAAACAAGGAAGCTGACAATGCTGCAATCATGACATGCCCCTCTCAAGAGCGCGTACCTGAATGAATTGACCGTATGATGCCACCCCGGCACAGGCCGTCAACCGATCGGCGACGACAGGGGTGAATCACAAAGATTCACTCCCGATTAGACACGGGCCCTGACAACAGACGCCACTCAAAGTTTGGAGGGGCAAGTGTCCGATGACTTCTACAGCGCCGTAAAGGCTCGCTCACGCGCGAACAGGCGTATGCGACTTGCAGGCCGGAAGACAGCAGGCGGAGGCGGTCGCGATGTGGGTGCGAACTTGGGTCTGTCAGCGTTGGCCTGGGACCATCGCGTCCGCGAGTGAAGCTGTTATTTCGCGGTGCAGCTCAGCCCATCCTTCAGTATCGTCGGGAAGGCCAAAAGCCTGGAAAATTCTTCCGAAGTATAACGAGCCACGTGCACGCATAGAGTCTTCGTTAATTCCATCAAAGCGTTGCAAATAAGCTATCACGTCTGTCTCAAAACTCTTCGCCTTGTTATGATTTTTGTTTACTTGCGGCGCCGACTTGTCGTATATACGACGACCTACTTCATATATCTTCAACCTAATTTCCAAATCTCTACCATAGGGATCACGAAAATGCGGAAGAAGATCCAACAAAAAAGCCTTGGGCTTTGTCGTATAATTGGGGTCAATATGCGTCTTGATCATCTCCAATAAATAATAAAGTACCGCGTTCTTGACTTGAGGAAAACCAGCCTCCTCCTCGTGGATACAGTTATTCCATGCGGTACGAGCAAAGTACAAAGTTTGCGGAGCTTCTTTGGCTTCGCGAATACGAATTAGCCAGCCCATAAACATCGTTTGCGTCTCCGGTGCTGAAGCTATTGGGGTTCTTGATCCTAAGTGGGAGCGTTCAAGGCGTCAAAGCGGTATTGCCTCATGCGTCCGCATGAGGTATAAGACCCCTATGACCTACCCCATGCACGAAGCCCGCTTCCAGATTGGCGACATCTCGACCGTCGCTGGTGTACCGGGCAACACGATCCGCTCTTGGCTTCAGCGCGGCCATTTGGTCGCGCGAGACGAAGATCGGGCGGCCGAAGCCAATGGGAAGCCCGCATTCTTCAGCGGTCTCACCGCGTTGCAGGCCGCGATCATGGGCGCGCTCACCAATCTCGGACTCCACGTCACCGCCGCGAGCCGCGCGGCCGTGACCTTCACGCATTTCGGCGAAGGTGCGGGCGGCTTTAGCAGCGATCCGGACGTGAACAACGTGCGCGATCCGGGGGCTTACTTCGACAATGCCGACGAAACCTTGCTCGTGGTCCGGGCAGATGGCGAGCACACGCAGATTGTCCCGGTTCGCACGAAACAGACGGCGGGCGAATTGCTCTCGCTTCTGGTGCCCGCACCCTTTCTGGACCGCCCGCTCGTGGTGCTGCCCATGACGGCATTGGTTGACCGCGTGCGCGTCCACCTTGAGCACATCGCGGCGGCGAAGGCGCGCGGCGGCAAAGCATGACCAAAAACCGCACCCCGGCCGTGCGTGCCTTCGGGACGAAGGACGAAGCTGCCATCTTCGGGACGAAGATCGTGGCAGGCCGGTGCAATTCCGAGCGTCACGGCTCGGCTGAGAGCGTCGCGATGACGCCCGATCCCAGCGCCGCGCGCGTGACCGCGCGGACCGATGGAAAGAAATCGAAATGACGATCCGTGCACTGAAGATTGAGCGGGATACAAAGCGTGCGGAGATCAAGCCGCTCGCCCGCAAAGCCCGCGACGGCGAAGACCTCACGCCCGAAGAGCGTTCACGCTTCGACGCGCTCGAAGACGCCATCGACGCGCTTAACGGCAAGATCGATCTGGCCAAGCGTGCCGCCGAAGCCTTCGCGGAAGAACCCGGCGAGCCGATCAAGAGTCCGGCGGTTCACACCCGCTCGTTCCGAATCTTCCCCGGCATCGAGTCGCGTGCCGACTTCAAGGGCGAAATCTGGCGCACGCCATCGGGCGAGGCCGTCCCTGTTCTCTCGAAGGAAGATCGCTTCGCGGACTTCGTGCCGCGCGAGCCTGAATCCGAAATCGGCCTGGGAAGCTACGTCCGCGCGCTCGCCTTCGGCCCGCGCAATGACCCGGAACGCCGCGCGCTGACCTCTGCGAATATCGGCACGACCGGCGCGCAAATCCCGACGCCCATCTCGGCCGAGATCATCGACCTTGCCCGCGCGCAAGCGACCGTCACCGCCGCGAATGCGCGTGTCACGCCCATGTCGAGCGCCACGCTGAAGATCGGGCGCGTGACCGGCGACCCGGCCTTCGGCTTCCGCGCCGAAGGGGCGGCGATTGTCGAGAGCGACCCGACCATGGATCACGTCGCGCTGGCGGCAAAGTCCGCGGCCGTGCTCATCAAAGTCAACCGAGAGCTTCTCGAAGATGGGCAGAACATCGACGCTCAAATCACGGGGCAGCTCGCGCGAGCGGCGGCCGTCGCCATGGATACAGCGGCCCTTGTCGGCAGCGGCGCGAGCAATCAGCCGCTCGGCCTTCGCGGGCAGTCCGGGATTCAGGCGGTTTCGATGGGCACCAATGGCGCGGCCCTGACCAACTGGACCAAGGTTCTGGACGCGGTGCAGGCGCTCGAGGCGGCGAACGCCGGTTCGATCAATGCGATGGTCATGGCACCGCGCACCGCGCGGGTCATCAATGGCTTCGTGGACACGACCAATCAGCCGCTTCAGCCGCCGCCGCGTCTCGCTTCGATCCCGCGCTTGGTATCGACGGCGGTTCCCATCGATGAAACCCAAGGCTCGGCATCGAACGCGTCTTCGATCTTCCTGGGCGACTTCACGCAAGTCATCTTCGGCCTGCGGACCGACTTGACCGTCACGCTGCTTCAGGAACGCTTCGCAGACAATGGACAGTTCGCTTTTATCGCCTGGATGCGCTTCGACGTGGCGCTGGCCCGTCCGGCGGCGCTGGCTCGCATCGCGGGGATTATCCCGTGACGCTCGCGCTTCAACACCGCGACATGGCTTGCGAGGTGCGCGCCGCAGGGCGCGGCCTTCAGGGCCATGCGGTTCTCTGGAACGTCGAAACGAGCATCGGAGCCGGGCGCGAGATCGTCCGGCCCTATGCCACGCGGGCAAGCCTCGCCAGTGGTGCGGACATTCTCGCGCTGGTGGACCATGACGCGAAACGCGTTCTCGGCCGCACCAAGAGCGGAACGCTGCGGCTTGAGGAAGACTCTAAGGGTCTCGCGTTTGAAATCGACCTTCCCGAAACGACCTTCGCCCGTGACGTGCTCGCCCTTGCCGAGCGCGGCGACCTTGGGGGAATGTCATTTGGCTTCGTCATCCCAAAGGGCGGCGACGCTTGGGAAGGCAACCGGCGAGAGCTTCGCGCGATCGATCTGCGGGAGATCAGCGTCGTTTCCGCGTGGCCCGCATACAAGGGAACGACCGTCACGGCCCGTTCGGCACCGACGCCCTCTCCGATGGCCCGCTATGTGCGGCTGATGATGGGAGGCGGCACATGGGGCTGATGGGCCGCATCTTCGGAAAACCCGCGCCACGCGGCGTTGAGGCGCGCGCTGTCAGCCTTGAAGACATCTACGGCAGCGACGCGCTGGCCGGGCCGGTCGCGACGGCGGAAACAGCCGTGAGTCACTTGCCTGTCGTCGCTCGCGCCGTCGCGGTGCAGTCGCAGACCGTCGCGATGCTGCCGCTCAACGTTCATCGCCTGGATGGCACCATTGATGCCGGCCACCCGCTTCAGCGGCTTTTGAACGAGACCGTCAACGACCGTCTGTCCGCTTTCTCGGCGCGCGAGACGATGATCCGTGAGGTGCTGCTTTACGGCAATTCGATTTGGGCGCTGGTCCTGAATGATGCGGTGCAAGTCGTTGGCCTTCGCCATCTGCCGCAAGGCCAAGTCGCAATCGAGCGCGTGGTCCTGACAGAAGGTGACCGGCTCCGCTTCCGCAATCGCGCCGCCGTCTATTCCGAAAGCGACGTACTTCACGTTCGCGGCCCTTCCAAGGACGGCCTGCTCGGCCAATCACTGATCGAGCTTTCGCCGGGCATCTTCCGGGATGCGCTGTTGTATTCCGAGACCGCGCGTGCGCTTCTGCAAAACTCCGTCCGCAGTGGCACGGTTTTCATCTATCCTGAAAAGCTGTCCCCTGACGCGATGGCGCAACGCGGTGCGTTCATTCGCGAGACCTATGCGAGCCCGAAGAACGCAGGCAAGGCGCTTCTCTTGGACGCCGCCGCCAAGGTCGAGCGCATGGCCGCCTTCAGCCCTGAAGAGCTGCAATGGGCCGAGACGCGCCAGCGCATCGACGAGGCGCTCGCGCGCGCGTGCAACATGACCTTGACCGGCGCGGCCCTCATGGATCGCGCCAGCTATTCCAACAGCGAACACGAAGCCAAGGCTCTTGTCGCGATGTGCCTCGCCCCGCTGGCGGCGCGCATCGAAGCCGACATGATGCGGTGCCTGCTGACCGAGGACGAGCGCCGCACGCACTATCTCCGGCACGATATGAGCGAACTGCTGCGCGGAGATCAGAAGGCGCGGTTCGAGTCCTACCGCCTCGCTCGCGAAATCGGCGCCATGTCTGCAAACGATATCCGCCGCCTCGAAAACCTGCCGCCGATTGGGCCGGAGGGCGACGCCTATCATATGCCCGCCAACTGGATGCGCCTGGGCGAAAACCCGGAGGCCGCGAGCTGATGGCAGGCCGTCCCGCAGCATTCAAGCAAGGCGACGTGACGAAGGCCCTTAAGGCCGTTCGCGCCGCTGGCATGAATGTGGTCCGGACGGAAATCGCGCCAGACGGCAAGATCGTTCTCGTTCATGGCGACCCGGATCACGATCCGGCCTATCGTGATCGCTCGCGTAACGAATGGGATGGCGCAACATGACGACCGTGAAGCTCGCCAATGTGTCATGGTTCACCGATCATCGCGGCAAGCGCCGCTATCGGTTCCGCCGCAAGGGCAGCAAGACTGTCATGCTGCCCGGCAACCCTGGCGAGCCGGAGTTTATGCGAGCCTACGAGGCCGCGCTCGCAAGCTCTCCGGACCCGGTTGGCGCAAGCCGCACCCTGCCCGGTTCAATCTCGGCCGTCATCGTCGGCTACTATCAGTCCGCCGAGTGGCGCTTGCTCGCGGCGACATCGCAGCGGGCACGCCGCAACATCCTTGAGCGGTTCCGAGAGAAGCACGGCGACAAGCGCGCCGCAGCGTTGGAGCCGCAGCATGTCCGCGCGATCCTGGACGCGCGATCCGAGCGGCCGCACGCCGCGCGCAATCTCCTGAAGGCTCTCAAGGCTCTCATGGCATTCGCGGAGACACGCGGTTTCGTGAAAGCGGACCCTACCAAGGCAATCACGCTGAAGAAGCCCAAGAGCGACGGATTCAAGCCATGGAGCGAAGACCAAATCGCTCGCTTTGAGGCTCACCATGCTGTCGGCTCTAAAGCCCGGCTCGCCTTCACGCTCTTGCTCTACACCGCGCAACGCCGGGGCGACGTGGTGCAGATGGGCCGCCAGCACGTCCGCGACGGCTTCCTAGAGGTACGCCAGCGCAAGACCGGGACTGTTCTGCATATCCCGATCACCTCACCGCTGCGCGAAGCGATGGACGCGGCACCGCTGGCGCACATGACTTTCCTGACGACCGAAGCGGGCCGGCCCTACTCGCCCGCCTTCCTAGGCAATCGCTTTCGCGAATGGTGTGACGCGGCGGGAGTTCATGGCGTGAGCGCGCACGGTCTCCGCAAGTCGGCCGCAACCCGTCTCGCGGATGCGGGACTGTCCGCACACGTCATCGCGTCGATCACCGGTCACAAGAGCCTGTCGGACGTGGCGCACTACACGCGCGCGGCGGAACAGAGACGCCTTGCCGAAAGTGCCCGCGACGCGCTCGGCCATAGGACAGACGCGGAACAGAATGTTGGCAAACCGGACGCCCCGGTTGGCAAACTCAAGGCTAACTGACTGAAGAGAAAGGGCTGAAGATGACGAGTGGCGGCCCCGGAGAGATTCGAACTCCCGACCCGCTGCTTAGGATGCAGCCGCTCTATCCAGCTGAGCTACGGGACCGCGCCGCCCGGTTCCTAGCACGGCGGAAGCGCGGGCGTCCAAGGGGCGCC